TAAGGTTGTGTCTAGCGGCGATATATCACCCGCGATTGATTTAATTATAGATCGTGTTGATGCCGATATCGTGTCCTTATCGAGTGACGCGGCTTCTTTGGGTAAGTTAATAGGTGAATCGGTCTCTTTGACTTCAAAATCCGATGGCGCTCCTATTGATGTGTTTAACACAATGGGTGAGGTTTCTGACTTCTCGTTGGTGGATGGTAGCACAAATGATTATATTATTGAATCGCCTATAACTAATAACCAAAAGTCTATGCAGACGAATCAGCAGGCCGTAAAGAACTTAGTTAAAAGTCTTGTTGTTGGTGAGAAAGCCAAGGTTGCTATTGATGCTGTTTTTGACACTTTAGAGGATTCTTTGGCGGTTCGTGATAACTTAATATCTGAGATAGATTTGTTATCTTCTGTTGTAAGCGATGATGATTATCAGGTTTTGCAAGATTTGCGTTCTGCTGTTGTGTTCTCTATTCCAGCGCGTGGCGAGGATTTGCCTGTGATAACGTCTATTGTTAACAAGTCCACCTTGCCCGCTTTGAGATTGGCCAATGCTTTATATGGTGATGGTGCGCGGGATTTAGAAATAGCCTCAAGAAATAGGGTTCCCCATCCTGGTTTTATGCCTGGTGGCGTTCCTTTGGAGGTTCTTAGCTCGTGATTAATCTGGTTGTAAACGGGGTGGAGTTTTCAGGTTGGGAGAGCGCACGCGCAAGCCGTTCTATGGAGAGTGCGGCGGGTGGTTTTTCGCTTGTTGTTAGTAATGCTGGTGAATTATTCCCGATTGGTTTAAATGATTATTGCGAGCTGAACTATGGCGACAAAAGGGTTGTTAGTGGTTTTATTGACAAGATAACAGCAAGCTTATCTAGTGATGAGCATACTGTTACCGTGGTTGGTAAGGATAAAACCGTTGATCTTGTGGAGAGTTCGGCTGTCCACCCTACGGGGCAATGGGATGGGGTTGGAGTGGAGCAGGTTATTCGCGACCTTATAGCCCCATATGGGATTGAATTGGTTGTTCAGGCTGATGATTTAGGCACTTTATTTGATACTCAAAAGTTTACAATACAGCAGGGGGAAAGTCCTTTTAGTGCCATAGAGCGTGCCTTATCTACGCGCGGTCTGATGGTCACGTCTGACGAGCTGGGGCGTCTTGTTATATTGAGGCCTGGCGGTTCACACTCTGGGGCCGCATTAATCGAGGGTGAAAACGTTCTTTCTTGTGAGGCAACTTTTAGTTCTTCTAATAAATTCAGTGAGTATATTGTAAAGGGTCAGGCCCAGAACAATAAAGGGGGGCTATCTCCTTTGGACGCTGCGCAGGTCGTCGGCAAGGCCTCTGATTCTTCTGTTAATCGTTATAGACCTAAGATTGTTAATGCTGATTTAAACAGCACCAGCGGTGACGCGCAAAGTCGTGCAGAGTTTGAAACCACCATTCGATCAAGTCGCGGTGATACTTTTTCTATTTCGGTACAGGGTTGGTTAAAGCCAGACGGCAACTTATGGGCTGTTAATGAGAAGGTTTCTTGTGAGATACCTACGTTAAAAATGCTTGGTTTTTTCTTGATAACTGGAGTCGAGTTCTCCCAAACTATTGGCGAGGGTACAAAAACGTCTTTGCAGGTTAAGCACCTTGGCGCATTTGACACGCAAGCTTCAAAGCCCGATAGTGGGCTGGGAATTGATAAAGAATCATCTTTTAACACTGGAGGTAGATAGTGGACGCAAAGACAAGGCAAATTCTTGACGAGCTTCGCCTAAAGTCTCAAATGACGACGGCGCGTGGTGTCGTATCAAAAGTTAATGATGATGAGGATTTGCAAGAGATTCAGGTTCATTTATTGGCTGGTGAGTTGCGCGATGGTTTAGAGAGATTCCAAAATTATGGCTTTTCCTCTTATCCCCATGTTGGTTCCGAAGCAGCTACGGTCTTTATTGGCGGTAACAGAGATCATGGCCTTGTGTTGGCTGTTGATGATCGTCGCTATAGGTTTAAAGTCAATGAAGAGGGGGAGATCGCTTTATATACAGATGAGGGGGATTATATATATTTTAAGCGTGGTAATGAGATAGAGATCAACACTGGGACTTTAACAGTAAATGCGAGCGCGTCTTGCACTTTTAATTCTCCTCAATTTACTGTAAACTCTAACGATATAAGCCTGAACGGGGATGTTTCTGTCGATGGCCAGTTAACGTCCACGGGGGACATAACAGATAATGCGGGGGTAAACACAAAGACAATGAGCGACTTTAGAGATACCTTTAACACGCATAATCACCCATATGATGATGGCACCACCAACATTCCCAATCAGCAGGTATAGATATGGTTGATGCGGTTTCATTTTGGGATGTTGATGGCCCAGATATAAAAATAAATGATAATGATCTTGTTATTGATGGTGGCCTGGTAAGCGCCATCATGAATAGTTTGTTCACCGATGGCCGTGCCACTGATGAGGAGTTACCTTTTGGGGAGGCTGATAAAAGGGGCGTTTGGTCTGACCATATAACAAACGAAAGAGATGATTTTAAATTCGAGTCATTACTCTGGACTTTAGGCCGCGAGAAGTTGACTGACGAGGTAGCGGAGAGGGCGCGGGGTTTTTGTTTACGTGCTACCGAATATTTCGTGAATCGTGGCATAGTGCAATCTAGGTCTTTTTCTGCTGAGATTGTAAAGCCTACGGGGCTGTTGATCAGAGGTAGTTTTGTTAGGCCTCAGGGAAGAGAATTTGATTACTTATGGGGAGATGTTGCTGGTGTAAAGAGGGACGTTTATCTTGGTGAAACGCTTTTAACACTTGATATAGATTTAGGATAAGATATGGCATTTGATAGACCTACAATAAATGAGATAATTGATCGCGGCGTTACGGACATAGAGGGGCGCACGGAGGCAAAGCAGCCTTTGTTACCTAATTCCACCCTTGCGATTGTTTCGCGTGCTAATAGCGGCGCGGCTCATTTACTGCATGGACATTTAGAATATAACTCTATGCAAATTTTACCCAGCACAGCCGAAAAAGACTCTCTTGATAGGCACGCGTCTTTATGGGGTGTAAAGCGAGAGGGGAAGAAGGCCGCCAGTGGGGCTGTTATTGTGACGGGTACTGATGGCGCGGACATCCTTGCTGGGGAGTTGTTATCTATTGGTGCTTTGCAATATGTGGTATTGTCGACTGTTGAAATATCGGGCGGGACTGTAAATGTTGATGTGAGAGCGACAACAAACGGCGCTGATACAAACAGGGCGGCGGGAAGTATTTTAAACTTTGTAAACCCCATCGCTGGTGTTGATTCTCAAGCCACTGTCGAGTCTTCTGGTCTTACTGGTGGTTATGATGGTGATAGTGATGAAGTCCTTTTATCTAATCTTTCTAGCAGGATTCAACAGCCCCCGCATGGCGGAGCTGATTTTGATTATATTGAATTTGCCAAGCGCGTCCCTGGTGTTACTCGTGTTTTTCCGTTTCCTTTAAACAGGGGGCCAGGGACTGTTGACGTAACCTTCTTAAGGGATGGTGACGCTAACCCGATTCCGAATGCGGCCCAGATACAAGATGTACAAGATTCTATAGATAGTGCGCGGCCTGTAACTGCTGAGTGTATCGTGTTCGCCCCAGTTGAAGCCCCATTAAATCCTGTTATTCAAATATCGCCAAACACTGCGGCGGTTCAGGCGGCTATTGAAGCCGAGCTTACCGATCTTATAATTAGAGACGCGGAGCCCAGCGGTTCACTGTTGTTGAGTCGTGTCCGTGAGGCGGTATCTACCGCGGCGGGTGAGTCCGATAATGTTGTTGTGTCTCCTTCTGCTAATGTTTCTTACGCAAATAACGAGGTTGGGGTGCTCGGCACGGTCACTTTCCAAAATATACCATAATGTCAAATAGGGATTATCAACAACTGCTTTTAAACCTTCTTCCTGATGGGGCTGCATGGCCAAAAGACCCACAGTCCTCTGTTGGTGTTTTGATGCAGGGTTTAGCGGACGAGTTGGCCCGTGTTGATTCTAGGGCTTGCGATCTTTTAAATGAAGCCGATCCACGAACTGCACTAGAGATGCTTTCTGACTGGGAAAAAGAATTGGGCTTACCCGATTGTTGTTCTGAGCAGATACCGCAGACGATACAGACCAGGCGTGCTGCGGTTGTCCAGAAATTAAACGCCA